TGGTGAATGCAAAAACAATAATTAGAAAGGAGAATAACACGATGGAAAAATCAACGATAAGCGTACAGGAATTATCTGCCTATATGGGCATCAGCCTTGCTAAAGCGTACGAACTTGTCAAACAGCCGGGATTTCCTGTCTTGCGCATCGGAACAAGATTCTTGATTCCGGTTGACAGCTTCCGCGCCTGGCTCAATCGGACAGCGGAAGGCGGTGAAAAGAATGGAGACAAGTGAATTTCTGCTGAAGGTCTACGGCACGTTGCATGGCGGATTTCTGTCCGTAACCACGCTGGAGAAAGACGGAAAAGCCAAAACTAAATGGTTTGATTCCGGGCAGCTTGACGAGATGGCTGCATATGCTCTCGAATCCGGAAAAATCTATAACACCTATTTCGGCATCAATCCCCGTGTGAAGAATCTCGGTGAACACCTTCGCGGAAGCAGAGATGATGTCTCTGCGGTTATAGGAACATACACGGATTTCGATATCAAAGGCGATGCCCATAAGGAGAAGAAGCTTCCGGAAACAAAGGAAGAACTTATGGCTTTCCTTATGTCGCTGCCGAAAATTCCGACAGCACTCGTAGAATCCGGAAACGGAATCCATGCTTACTGGCTGTTTGATGAGATCTTTTATATCCGCAACGAATCCGACCGGGACTATGCCGAGCGAATCCTAAAGGGATGGGAAAGTTTCGTAAAAGAAGAAGCTTTCCGGGAGTACGGCTGGAAATTCGACAGTGTCAGCGATCTGCCCCGTATGCTCCGGGCTGTCGGAACTCTGAACCATAAGACTGCCAAACGGCCTTTGTGTGAAGTGGTTTCTTTTACCCAGGACAGATTCAGTCCCTCGGATTTTGATGAATATGCTTCTGCGCAGTCTCCCAAAAAATCTGCGGGTCCAAAAGAGACGGACGGATTCGCCCTTATGGGAACGGGCAGCGGACGGGAACTGATTGAGAAATGCGCATTTCTTCAGCATTGCAGAGACGATGCCGAAAATCTGACGGAGCCCGTTTGGTATGCGGCTATCACGAACCTTGCGCAGACAGCCGATGGCGAGAGTGTTATCCATGAGATCAGCAGTCCGTATCCCGGATATACATACGCAGAGACGCAGAGAAAATTCATCCACGCCGCACAGGAAAACAAACCGGTGACCTGCGAGTACATCAAGAATCATCTTCGCTTTAACTGCGGTAGGGACTGCGGTGTAAAAACCCCGGTCACACTTGTACATACCGAAAAGCAGGCAGAAAGCGCATGGGAAAAACCAATTCCGTTCGATGAGTGTTCACTGCCGGAGTTTCCGGTTGACGCTCTGCCTAAAGTGATCGCAGATTACGTGGTAGCCCTGGCAGAAAGTACCCAGACCCCTGTTGACATGGCAGCCTCGTCAGCATTACCGGTTATTTCGGTCTGCATTCAAGGTAAATACAAAGTCCGTGCAAAGGCAGACTGGTATGAGCCTGTGAACACCTTTGTGCTGAATATCATGGAGCCGTCCGAGAGAAAATCCGCTGTGGAAAATGCAATGGTACGACCCATAAACAAATATGAGTCCGAGACCAATACGCAGAACGCTGCAGAGATCGAATCCAGCAAAATGCGCGGTCGCATCCTGGAGCGCAGGCAGAAAGCACTTGAAGATCAGGCCGCCAAGGGAAAAGATGTCAAAGCAGAACTTGACAGTATCGTTCATGAAATCACAGGTCACAGAGAAAAGAAACCTCTCCGGCTGTATGTAGACGATGTCACTACGGAAAAGCTTACACAGGTTCTGTCCGACAATGACGGCAGGGCTGCGATCCTCTCAACTGAAGGTGGTATCTTCGATACTCTCGCCGGTATTTATACCAAGAATGTCAATATCGATGTGATTCTCAAGGGATACTCAGGAGACTGTATTAAAGTCGACAGAATCGGCAGATGCAGCGAAAGTGTCATGGACCCGGCGCTGACGATTCTTCTGATGGCACAGCCGAGCGTACTGTCCGGGCTTATGAAGAATGACACTTTCCGTGGTCGTGGTCTAACAGCCAGATTTCTTTACTGCATTCCCACATCTTATGTCGGAAGCAGGAAATACCGCTCCGCTCCGGTCCCCGACGAAGTCAGCCGGGCGTATGAAATGCAGATCAGAAATATGCTGGAGGACGAGTATTCCAAAGAACCTGAGATAATTACGATTTCGCCGGAATCAGACCGGATGATAGAAGCATTTGCCGTTGAGCTGGAGCCGAAGCTTAAAGAGGAGTATTCCGACATCAGTGACTGGGCCGGAAAGCTTATCGGTAATACGCACCGCATCGCCGGACTGCTGTGTCGGGCATCTGTATTCCGCAGTCATGATTTTCTTGACGTGCCGGAGCCGCTGGTAATAGACGCCGCTACGATGGCAAATGCAATCCGCATAGCACGATATTTTATCTCACACGCAAAAGCCGCTTTTTCTCTGATGGGAGCAGACAACACCGTCAAGCAGAGCAAATATGTTTTGAACGCTATCAAGAATACCGGACTTGCAGAGTTCAATAAGCGTGACATCATGCGTCTCTGCCGCAGTTTCAAAAGGGCTGATGACCTTCAGCCGGTACTTGACCACCTTGTCGATTACGGTTATATCGCCGTAAAAGAGTCCGGAATATACTCCGGAAAAGGCAGGCCGCCTGCGCAGTCCTATATTGTCAATCCTTGTATCTATGAAAATGAACCTGCTTGTTGACTTTCGTCCTTTTTGTCCTTTTGTCCTTTATGTAACGCAGATGAGCAATAAAAGAAAGAAAACAACTTTTTCTTCTTTATATACATTCTCTGCTTCCTATGGGGACAGCGTGACAGAAAGGACAAAAGTCACAGCAGCATCGTCAAATGCCGTAAATCTGAGACAACATGAAAATCCGCACCGGATAATGATCCGGTGAAAATTATATAAACAAAAAACGAGGAGGTTAATTCAATGAACATTTCAAAACCCAGCCAGCACATGAAATCGCTGTGCAAAGAACTCGGGCCGGAATACAGAATTACAGTTATCGATTTATCTCAAGTAATTTATCGTGATTTTGGAAACGGCTTTGACCTTGAGATTTCCGGTGTAAACACGTCAAGCCTTCGTAAAAGAGCTACGCTTTATCTCTGGCACGATAAAAATCGCATGATTAAGATTGTGAAATCCGTCCCTCAGGAGGATATTGGCAAGTGGGCTGAATGGCTCAGACAAAAGACTGAATCTATCAAACCTAAAGACTTTGACCGATATGGTTATCTCAAGGGCGAAAAACGCACAATCTCTGCAGAGGATGGTGCAGATGCCTCGTAAACCTTTGAAACCATGCAGCTATCCCGGCTGTCCGAATCTAACTGAGAGCCAGTACTGTGAACTGCATCGAATCCCGCAACGGAGGAAGTACGACAAGTATCAGCGCAATCCGGATGTAATGAAGCAGTATCACGGCGCATGGCAGAAGATACGTGAACGGTATGTCAGAATGCATCCTCTTTGTGAGGACTGTCTTGATTCCGGTCGGCTCACTCCGGCAGCTGAGGTTCACCACATTCTTCCACTGTCCTGTGGCGGGGCTCATGACGACAGTAACCTTCGCGCTCTCTGCCGCTCCTGTCATAACAAAAGGCATATTGCTCTCGGTGACAGGTGAAATAAGCGTTAAACTACTGCTGTGACCGGGTGGGGGGATATATATCTCTACAGGTCTTTTCCTTCAGAAACGGCGCAGGGTCACGTACGCAAAAATAGCGAAATCAAACGCAAAAAACAGAAACTCATACCAAAATGGAGGTAGAAACATGTCGAAAGACGGAACAAGTCGCGGAGGTTCGCGTCCCGGAGCGGGAAGAAAACCGAAAGCGATCTCTGAAAAAATAGAGTCCGGGAACCCCGGTGGCAGAAAACTCACCCATATTGACTTCGGCGATGAAGCCGAATGCTTAAAAGGCGCGGAAATGCCTCCCGTTAAGGATTATCTCAAAGCCAAGCAAAAGGACGGCAGCGTCACCTGTGCTGAAGAGATTTTTAAGGAAACCTGGAAATGGCTGCACGAGCGCAAATGCGACCACCTTATTTCCCCGCTTCTGATTGAGCAGTACGCTATGTGCGTCGGACGCTGGGTACAGTGCGAGGAAGCAGTCTCCGAATACGGTTTCCTTGCAAAGAAGCCCACCGGAACGGTGATTTCCTCTCCCTATGTCACCATCGCAAGGGAGTATATGAAACAGGCCAATAATGCCTGGTTTCAGATTTATCAGGTGGTAAAGGAAAACTGCACCGTGGACTACAGCGGTCCCACTCCGCAGGACGACGTCATGGAGCGTTTGCTCCGCGCTCGCAGAGGCATATAACAAAACTACATAATGGAGGAATTAAAAATGAATACAGTAGAAAAATACAACGCCCGCCTTCAGGCCATGAAGGAAGAAATGGACGGAATCACACCCGAGGTTAAAGCTGCAAGAGCGACAGAGGCTAAGTGCAAGAAAGACGCTGCCTACAGCAAGGCATACTGGGAGCATATGTACACCGGACTTCCTGAAAATGTTCTCCGTGAAGGGAGTGATGGCTCCGGCGGATATCTTGTGCCGGATGAATACGACGTGAAGCTGGTCGAGGCTCTGTACGAGAATAACATTCTTCGCGGCATTTCCACGATCAAACATACCGACCACGATTTGAAAATTACAAGAACCGAGGACGGAGGTTCCGCTCAATGGGTCGACGAGTCTCATGCTTATCCGAATTCGGACTTAACATTCGGTCAGATTACGCTGAAAGCGTACAAGCTTGGTACGAAGATTCTCGTATCCGATGAGCTCCTCGAGGATTCCGAAATTGATCTCGAGGTATATATCAAAAAGCGTTTCGGAGAGGATATGGGTCGTACCGAGGAGGAAGCCTTTCTTACCGGAGACGGTATCGGAAAGCCTACGGGTCTGATTTATCAGGCACAGCTAGGAACCGAAACCGCTGAAGCCGGAAAAGTGTGTATCGATGATGTAATCGATCTCGTCTATTCACTTAAGCAGCCGTACCGTCACGGAAAAAACACAGCTTTTATAATGTCAGAAAAGGTATACCAGACGCTCAGGAAGACCCGCACCGCCAGCGGCCGCTTGATCTGGAACACCAACATCAAGGCCGACGGTTACGATACATTGTTCGGTTACCGAGTATATCTTTCCAATCATCTCGACAGCACTGAACCCGGATTTTCCCTCAGCACTTATCCGATTTTATTCGGTGACTTCAGCTTTTTCTGGATCGGTGACCGTGGCAAACGTGTCATCAAGCGCCTCACAGAGCGATATGCCGATTATGGGCAAGTCGGATTCGTTGCAACGCAGCGTGTGGACGGTAAGCTGGTCCGTACGGAAGCAATAAAGGTACTGAAAGTAAAAGAAGCAGTATAAGGACCATTTCGGGGAGGTGGACGTTTTCTTTGAAGAACAGAATATCCACACACTCTCCGCGGATGGAGAATTAATGATGACGATCCTTGCCGGATACGCGGAAGCCGAAAGCCGGTCTGCCAGTGAAAATATGAAGTGG